GTGCCACGCCACACACTTTGCTGGAACTTGCTGCTAGCCTTGAGTCCGTTCCTCCGCATAGCAGCAGCCCAGTGCTGCAACACCGGGACACCCTCATTCAGTGCGCCCTCACACAGCCCAACTGACATCATCCAACGACGCAACACACGGGTGTTCGGAATGGGCAGCGTACACATGCTGCCCTTTTGGATGGTGACATTTGGGTTGCGCAACATGCGCCATTCATCCCCAAGGTGGACAGGTTGAGTCTGGCAAAACTCAATGCGTTCAAAACAGTACACTGCTGGTTCGATAGTGAGCCTAAACCCACAATCTCGAAAATACTGCTCGAATCCATTGGTGTAGGAAATGAGGTCAGAACTCTCCATCATGATGACACAATCGTCTCCGTTATTAGCCAAGGCAATCCTGTGTCCGCGCCGGACGGACCATGCCCAAATCAATGAGCAAATGAGGATCACGTTGCCTAACGAAGTGTTCAAATCTCCTGAAGCGCGAGTGCCCCTCATTTGGAACTTGATGGTTCCATCAGGGAATCTTGCACGTCCAGAGTTGACCTGTTCCTTCTGCATCAACCAACACAGCCTCCCATAGGTGCCACTCACGCCCGTGCTTTTGCCAGCAGGTGCGAACGGCCGCCCAAACAGGGCATGAGTGTAAAACCCAGCCTCGTAAGCGAGAGCCTCTTGGCTGACATGCATGTCAAACTTGACTGCATCCACACCAATGGCGACAGGGTTGTTGAACCCTTGCCATTTGGTGCGGAGCTGCTTTGCCATGATTGACATGTCCATGCCCTTGAACACGGTAATTCCCTTGGTCTTAAAAGTTTCATTAAAGACGTCGTCAATTGAGGTGAAAAACCGATGCTCGTTGAACTTGATAAACCTACCAAGCTCGAGGTTGAATCGGGGTGTTCTGGGGTTGATGATGCGCGGAGCTTTGTCCATAGCCTGTTTCTCGAACTTAACAAAAGCTGAGAGACGGGCATCATTATTGCACAAATCCAC